TTTTAGAAAAAGTTAACGCACATTCAGGTGTTGGCGTTTCATCAGCAGATTTTGAACAAACAGTATCTACTAATGTCGAAAGAGACATTCAATTAGAGCTCACATTGGCTCCTCTATTTAGAGAAATTCCAATGTCATCAGCAACTCAAATCATTCCTATCTTACCAGATTCTGGATATGCCGAATTCTTGTCTACACAAGCAATTACAGGTACAAATCCTCATGGTAACTTAGCACAACGTGGAGATACTTATGGTACTCCTTGGGGTGGTATTGATATGGCTGAGAGAACTCTTTCAACCAAAAAATTGGTTTCACAATCCTACTTAGGTAATGAAACTGAAGAAGATGCGATCTTACCGATTCTTCCTTTAATCAGGGAGTCTATTGTTAGATCTCATGCAAGATCCATTGAAAATGCTATCCTTTTGGGTAACAACGCTGACGGCCAATTTGGTACCAGCGGTGCGTCTTTTGACGGCATATGGACATTAGCTGAAGCAGATAGTGATGTAACACAATCCGCTACAGCAGTTGCTACTGACACTGTTACAGCGTTAGAACTTCTAGCTCTTAGAAAAAATATGGGTAAATATGGAATGAACCCAAGCGATGTAGTTTACATCGTATCACAAGGCGTCTACTTCAACTTATTAGAAGATGCTGAGTTCCAAGACATTAATTTAGTAGGCGATATGGCTACTAAAGTACGTGGTGAGATTGGATCAGTCTTTGGCTCTAAAGTCATTGTCTGTGATGAATTCCCAACACAAGCAGCGAACATGCCTGGAGCGATTGCTCTATACGCAAAAAACTATGTAATGCCAAGACTACGTGGAGTAACCATTGAGTCTGATTACGAAGTTGCTAACCAGCGTAGAGTTCTTATTGCTTCTCAAAGAATTGGCTTCACCGATCTTATCGATGGTGCTACTTCTAAGTGGGCATACCAATACAAAGCTAGTTAATAGCTTACGTCGAATTTTGGTGGGGATCATTCCCCACCAACTTTTTTTAAAAAATTATGGCAAACTTAGTAACATTACAACAATATAAAGACTTCGCAGGACTTCAAGGTGTACAAAATGACGCAAGGATTAATGTGATTATTACTTCCATTAGTCAACTTGTAAAAAGTTATTGTGGAACAAGTATTGTAGATTACTACAGTAGTGCCAAAACCGAGTACTTCGACATACTCGATTCTTACACAGACAGAATAATGCTAGACGAAAGTCCATTAGTCGCTGTAACATCAGTACAGGAGAGAGAAGACCAAGCTAGTCCATATGTAACCCTAATCACAGAAAATTCTGATAGTAGTGGTAAATATGAATATATACCCGACATGGTAACAGACAGCATAATTAGAACTCAAAGCACTGGTAGTAAATACTTCCCACAAGGAAGAAAAGCTGTAAAAGTAGTATATACTGCAGGATACAGCGCAACACCTGCAGACTTAAAATTGGCACTATATGATTTAATCAAATATTACCTAAAAGACGAAAGAAAAGAAAGAATGCAAGTAGCAGGAGCTATGGTTGAGAACCCAGTCAGTTCTAGTATAGCAGGCAACGCGGGGTTTCCAGATCATATTAAGAGAATACTTGATATGTACAAAATATTAAAATAAATGTCTGACGGAAGAATACTTGAAGCCATCGAAAAGTTGATGACTGATTATGAAGATAAAGAGATACGAGACGCTGAAAAGGTTAGTAAGATACATAGAGTAACCTTTACTACTCACGAAACTACAGCAGGTTTTTTAAATGGTACTTTTGGAGCATTAGAGAAAATATTTAAAAACGATCCCTTGTATAAACAGGCTTTTAGCACTTATAATAGTAAACAAATATGGAGTGCAATATTAAGAAGTATCTTCCATGAATTTACAAAAGGTGGTAATCTAGGTACAACAGGATTAACTCTAGTGACAGACTCCCCAATAAAAGACTTTAGTACTTTTAAAGGGGCAGCTAAATCACAAGTATATGTTATACCAAATTCTTCTGCAGAAAGGTTTACAATAGAAATAAGACTACCTAGTCCTGGTAGAACCATTAGTACTTTTTGTTCAGCTTTTAGAAAACATGCATGGAAAAAGTGGTGTGATGGAGCCAAAGCGCATTTAAGAAGCGCTGGATTTAATGCAGCAGATCAGACAGCAATGGACACTCCAGAGGCACATGAACAGATAAGTTATAAAACTAACTATGCTCATGATCCAGATAGTACTATAGGACTCGCTAGAATAGATATACTTCTTGAGGAAATGAAAGATAATATGGATATAGAGCTGGAAATGATGTTTTTCCAAGAAACAATAGATCTACCTAGCGAAATTTTAAGACTAGCAAGAATTGGTGTAAAAGCAACACCACACTACGAAAACGGAATACTAGTAGGAGAAACAAGAATTGTTACTGGTGTAATGAAACAACAGTTTAAGAAAGAGACTTCAGACTTTCAACAAATTAGGAAAAGAACACTTGATTCGTTACCAGCATATTTTAAAAAGCATAAAAAAGCTATAGAATTTACAGACCCAGAAACAGGTTTGGATTCAAAAGGAAGCAGAACCTACAGACAAGATGCAGCAGCTTCAAACGCAAGACGCACTCCAGACCAGATTAAAAAGTCATTTAGAAAAGCTGGAATTAAAGGAAAAATGACAGTTACTAAAGTACCTTTGCGAAAAAGAAAAGAAAGAGATGTAGAATATATTCATCGACCTAAAAATAGAGGTTCAGTTAAGAAAGGTTCAATGAAATTATCTGCAGCAATCTGGGAAATAAAACCAGAAAAAGAAAAAGGAACAGGCAATAAGCTATCAGAACTACAAAGATTAAAAAAACAAATAAATAAAAGACTTCCAGCAGAAGTCAGACGAAACATGGGAAGACCAGCATTAATAAATCAGACTGGCAGATTCTCAAACAGTACTCAATTACTAAGTTTGAGAGAAACAGCAGGAGGGATAAGTGGAGAATATACATATCAACGAAACCCTTACGAAACATTTGAGAATACAGGAAGTAGAAAGTGGCCAGTTGGTTACAATCCAAAGCCTCTAATCGCAAAAAGTATAAGGCAATTAGCTTTACAATATACAGAACAAAAGTTAACAAGCCTTAGGAGAACATAATGGCATCTATATATAGAACAGCAAGAAAGAAAATAGTGGATGCCTTAGTAAAACAAATTAAAGGAATTGATGGGCAATACCCAAACAATTCAAATGTATTTAATAACGTTCATGGGCATATGGTATTTTTGGATCAAATCCAAGAGTACCCTAAAGTTTGTATAGTAGCAGGAGACGAAACTAGACAGTATCAGCCCAATGAATTTAAGTGGAGATTTTTAGGTTTAGACATAAGAGTTTATGTTGAAGACCAAGAAGATTCACAGGAAGTCTTAGCACTTTTAATGGAAGACATTGAAAGAGTACTAGACGATAATGATGTTTTGACTTATGATGATACCGTAAGCCCAAACTTAAAAACGACTTCCTTAACATTACAAACCCTATCAACCGATGAAGGAGTATTAGCTCCTTTAGCAATCGGAGAAATAGGAGTAGTGTGTAGGTATTAATCGAAATTACATAATAGATAAACATCTAGTAATGTACTTTCAAAGAAAATAATAGGAGAAAGCAATGGCTTTAAATCTATCAAGAAATACTAAAGTATATGTAAGCTCTGTAAATGGAGTAGGTGCAACTGGCGGAGTGAAAACTTGCCATGTATCCACTGCTGGAACAGGCTATGCTGTAGGTGACATCGTAACACTAGGAACAACTAGTGGTAGTGGTGATGACTTTAAGTGTATCATAGCATCTATTACTGGTGGCGGTTCAACTGGCCCAGTAGGAAGTATCTATGTCCCAAATAACTTTAGAGGTAGCGCATTCGCAGTAGACGAAACAGCAACCGAAACAGCCGTAGAAAACTATGCTGGAACAAATAATTCTGGTGCTTCAGGACTAATAGTAACTGTTGATTCTATCGCAGGAACAACAACTACCGATGGTACAAGAACAGGAACAGGTACTTTCAAAGGAAATGAAGTAGATGCAAACACTTTCAGAGTGGGTGTATTAGACGGATATAGTTTCTCTCAAGGAAGTGATTCAAGTGATGTAACTATTTCAGAAGCTGGTGCAGCGCCAAACAGGGGTTCAAAAAGATTCAATGACTCTTTACCACCTGCAGAATGGTCATTTGGTACTTATGTACGACCATTTGTTCACGGAACTAACAGTTTTAGAACTGCATTAGATCACGATTGTGTAGAAAATATATTGTGGGCTGCTTTGTCAGGTACTGCTCTACCTTCCGACTCTTCTGGGTCAGGAAAAGGTGTAGTTGTAGGTACTACTGCTCAAAACGGTTCTCAAGTAACTTTTGGACAATCAGATGTTCACGAACTTATGAAACTTAGCTTGTATTTCGCACTAGAAAATACAACATACAGGTTAAACGATGCTCAAATTAACCAAGCCGAAGTTGATTTTTCAATTGACGGCATAGCATCAGTAACTTGGTCTGGAAACGCAACAACAATCGACCAAGTAGAAGAAGCAATAGAAGATCCTTCTAAGTATATCATTCAGACTACTTCAGAAGCAACTCCAACAAGTGGTAATACAGACACTTATACAGAAACATATAACTTTGTAGATACTACTGGCCCCTCAGATGCTGATTATTTAAGAAATAAATTATCAACATTATACCTAGATGCAGATGCACAGGGTGGTGGC